GGACTACAAATCACAATCAATGAATATGTTGAAATACTTAAATTAGTAGCTAATCAAAATGCTATTGGAAAATTATTTGTAGTTAATTTCAATGAAATAAATGGACAAGAAAAGTTGTATATTCTAATATCCGCAGCATTTTATTTATTTTCCATATACCAGAATTTTATGGTTTGTGTAAGATTCAACAACAATATGAAAACAATTCATAATCATTTTAACGAAATCCGTATTTACATAAATCATACCATACAATCTATGGAGAACTATTTAAATTATGCTTCACCTTTAGAAAGTCATAATGTCTTTAACCAAACTGTTAAACAAAACTTGGATGTTCTAAAAAGTATTCAACATAAGATAAAAACAATAACAGATTACAACATGTTTAATTTTGGTAAAATTAAAGAAATTGGATATGTGTTCAAATGTTTTTATGAACTTCATACGGATAAGATTTATGATGACACTATTATGTATTCATTAGGCTTTAATGGCTATATGGATTGTTTAAAAGGATTACAAAATAACATTCTAGAGGGAAAGATGAATTATGCTTTGTTTATAGAAGAGTCTAAAAAGACGGTCTTTGAAAACAGTTATTATGCTACTTTGAAAAATGGAAACCCTGTAAAAAACACAGTAAAACTGAAAAAAAATATGATTATTACAGGACCAAATGCGTCTGGAAAAACAACTATATTAAAATCCACTATGATAAATATTTTGATCACCCAACAATTTGGATGTGGATTTTACGAGTCAGCAAAACTCAAACCATTTAAGTATTTACATTGTTATTTAAATATACCAGATACATCTGGACGTGATAGTTTATTTCAGGCTGAAGCAAGAAGATGTAAAGATATTTTAGACTTGATAGATACAAATATAACTGATGAACATTTTTGTGCATTTGATGAATTATATTCTGGCACTAATCCAGAAGAAGCTGAACAGAGTGCGACAGCATTTATGAAGTATATTACCAAACACAAAAATGTGACATGCATGTTAACTACACATTTTATAAAAGTATGTAAGCGTTTAGAAAAATCAAAAACAATACTCAATTACAAAATGACTGCTGAAAAAGAAGGAGATAAATTAACCTATAAATACATATTAACGGAAGGTATTTCAAATATTAAAGGTGGAATGATTGTGCTAAAACAAATGAATTATCCAAAAGAAATCATTGATGGGACGACTTTGTAATAAACTAATTCGTTAGTTAACAAATTAATTTATATATCCTTTTTGTATTAAAATGACATCCTTTGCTGAATTATTTAATCCATCATTTTTTATTATTTTAGGAATTGTTACGCTTTTGGTAGCTCTTGTTGTTGTTTATTTTGAAAGTAAAATGAGAGAACAAAACCATAAATTTGCTTCTATGTTAAGCCTTGTTTCAACGTTAGCAGAAGATATGACTGGTATTAAAGCCGGACTAAATCATTTAGCTATGACAACAATAAATGGCGGCGGTCAATATACTATTCCACATAACACTCCATTTCCACCTGAAAATTTAGGAAACACACACAACCGTCAACAATCATTACATTTGATAGAAGTTTCTGATGATGAAAGTGATGATAGTGATGATAGTGAAACAGAAGTTGAAGAAGAACTCGTTGATGAATATGAAAGCGATGAAGAAGATAGTGAAAATGATGAAGAAGATAATGAAGGAGATACCAGCAGTGAAAGCAATGAAGAAGACGAACCTATCAAAGTTATTAAGTTGCGCATTTCAGACGATATTGAAGAAGACAACAATACTTATGAAGAATCAAACCAAATAGATTTTGATAATGAAGATGATTTGGCTATTTTAGAAGATATAGATGATATTCCTGTAATAAGTCCAGAATATACAGAAGAGATATTGAGCCTTACATACAATGAAGTAGAAGAAGAACAACCTTTAGTCGAAAGTAAAATAGAAACGTCAGTTCCTTATGCTTCAGAATTGAAAACGATCTCTATTAATTTAGGAGATAATTCATTAACTGAACATATAGATTATAAAAGGCTCCAATTAACGAAGTTAAGAAGCATTATTGTTGAAAAAGGATTAACCTCTAGTTCCGAAGCTCAGAAATTAAAGAAACCAGAATTGCTGAAATTATTAGGAGTTGAATAAAGATTTTATTATAAATATAGATTATATATGTCGTGGGCTGTTTGTTATAGTGGTTCTAATAATATAGATTTTAATTACCCACCCATCGTTTCAGATGGAAGATTGTATTGCCAGTGGCAACCGGACGCAGTAGTTAACGAGCGGATTCAAGCTAAAGAAGGCATACAATCTAATTGGGGATATCGTCAATTTCTCCAAAAGAATGGTTTACAAATTATGAATTATAACACTCAAGAAGCTTGTTATACATTAGGGTTAGAACCACATTATGATACAAATGAAACACCTTCTAGTAATGTCCCTTACTCATTCAAAGGAACATTTGATACATCAAAGCCTGGTTTTGGTTACTGTAATTCAGACCTTAAAAACCCTTACATTTCTAGAGAACAATTAAATGCAAGATTGGTAGCTCCATCTATAAATTTGAATCATATGAAGTAAATAATTAGTAAAAAATATTATAATATAATATAATATGTCTACAATACAAATTGTAAATGATGGTAATATAATGAAAGTAAATAGTAGCGCATTATATGATAATGTAGAGTGCGATACACTAGTTTGTAATAGTTTAGATACAACTTCATTAATTTGTAATAATTTAGATGCTAGTAGTATAAACTTGCAAAATGATATTTATGTTAGTCCAAATCAATCTTATTTACCAGTTGGAAGTATTTCTATTTATTCTGGACAAACTTCACCAAATGGTTGGTTATTGTGTGATGGTTCTGCTGTAAGTAGAACAACATATTCGCGTTTGTTTTCTGTTATAAACACTGTATATGGTTCAGGAAATGGTTCAACTACCTTTAATTTACCAAATTTACAAGACAGAATACCTGTAGGGAAAATGAGTTCTACAACTTTAGGCGGAACTGGTGGCAACAATTCAATTACATTATCAACAAATCAATTACCAAGTCATACACACGATGGCACAACTAATAGTGATGGAACACATAGTCACACTATTAATGATCCAGGGCATTCACATAGCCAGAATACAATCAATGATGATTTTAACAGTAGTGGTAGTAATCCTCCAGGATTTGCTGCAGATAGTGCTGGCAGTAGAACTTGGAATAATATAAACTCATCGACAACTGGTATTTCTATAAATCAAAACGGCTCACATACACATACATTTACAACTGGTTCAACAGGTGGCGGCGAATCTATTGATATTCGAAATAAATATATTGTAATGAATTATATTATTCGATATTAAAATAATAATAAAACATAATAAATAAGTTTCAATAGATTTATATATTATGAAAATTCTATCGATTGATGTTGGTATAAAAAATTTAGCGTTTTGTTTATTTGACAAATCTACAACAGATAATCATTTTAAGATAACCAAATGGGATGTTGTTAACTTGTCTGAAGAAGAGTGTTTTAAATGCGGGTTTGTTGAAAAGAATACTAAATGCAATAAACCGGCTAAATTCACAAAAGAAGGTAAATGTTATTGTTTGAAACATGCAAAAAAACAGCCCTATTCAATACCAACGAATGAACAAAAACCGTCCATTATCCATAAACACAAAATTGCAAAGTTACAAGAAATTGCAACACATTATGGAATAACATATGAACCAAAAATAAAGAAACTCGAATTAACTAATCTGATTAATAACTACATTTATAAAACTTATTTTCAACAAATCGATAGCAAAAAAGCAAGTGAAGTTGATCTATTTGATATTGGACTTCATCTAAAAAATAAATTCAATAACCTATTTAAAGATGAAGAAACTATAGATTATGTCATTATTGAAAACCAAATAGGTCCGCTAGCAATTCGAATGAAGACTATTCAAGGGATGATAGTTCAATACTTTATTATGTCGCACATAAAGGTTGAACATATAGAATTTATATCAGCTTCTAACAAACTAAAAGATTGTGATGCAAAAGAAAAAGAAAAATATAGTGACAGAAAGAAGTTAGGTATATCAAAATGTTTAGATATTTTAAACACTAATACTAGATTTACGGAACATATTGACTACTTTAATGGTCACAAAAAAAAAGATGATTTGTCGGATTCTTGTTTACAAGGATTGTGGTTCATCAATAATAAAAAATTATAATATTTAGATGTAATTAATAAAATAAATATTTTACGATTCGTAAGACTTAAAATTAAATGTTCTATTTAATCAATAAATATGTTAGACATGGAAATTACCGAACTTGATTTCAACGATGATTTTGGAAGTGGAGGCAATACTTCCAATTTTGGAGGAGGTTTAGAGCTTTTAATGAATGACAAAGTGAGAGAAAGTTCAAGACCGACAAGTGATATTGATTTAGACGATTTAAATAGATTAGAAAATGAATTGAATGACTTAGTCGAGGATGTTCCAGCATCCAGTTTTGCTCCGAAATCTGATTTGTTCGATAAACCAAGTGTATCCTTTAGCGACGAACCTGCTTTCAAATTAAGTGGATTTGGTTCTGATAATGGATTAGGAAAAGCTACTTCCGATACTGAAAATGATAATAAAACTTGGGATGGTTATGGTAAATTTAATAATATTCCGTTAAATCCAGATAAGCCTGTTCCATTAGAACCAAAGATGTCGCGTGAAGAGACTATGAGAGAGAAGTTCAAGTATTTAAGAAAGCTTGAGGCACTTGAAAAGAAAGGTGTTGAGTTATCAAAGAAGTATAGTATGGAATCCAATTTACAAGAAATGATCGGCGAATATGAGACTATTATGGATGAAAAATCTAAACAGAACTCTGTCAAATTCCAAGGCAATATGCTCATGGCTGTAATAAATGGTATTGAATTTTTAAATGGAAAATTTGACCCATTTGATATTAAGTTGGACGGCTGGTCTGATCAAGTTCAAGAAAACATTACTGATTATGATGATATTTTCGCAGAACTACACGAAAAATACAAGAGCAAGGCATCTATGGCTCCTGAATTGAAGCTTCTATTTCAACTTGGAGGTAGTGCTATGATGGTTCATATGACAAACACTATGTTTAAGAGTGCCATGCCTGGTATGGATGATATATTGCGTCAAAACCCAGACTTGATGCGTTCATTCCAAAATGCTGCAGTTAATTCAATGGCTCAAAGCAATCCTGGATTTTCTGGATTTATGTCTAATGTAATGAATGCTGACGTAAAACCACCACAAGGTATGGGTCCTCCACCACCATTAGCTACTCAAGGTCCAAACGCCGTTCCACCTCCAATGAATAGACCAGGAAATAATAATTATGCAAGACCCGACCTCAATTTAAGCAAGAGCAATTTTGAAGATGGAATTAGTCTTAGAGAGAATTTTGATAGACCTGATTTACAAGAAAGAACCAGTAGAAGACAATCAGCTCCACGACCAGAAATGAAGGGACCAAGTGATATATCAGATATTCTCTCTGGACTCAAGACCAAAACTATTAATATTCAACAACCGTCTACACCAACTAATCAAAATGATAGCAGTACCATCAGTTTTAATGATTTAAAAGAACTTCAATCTGAAGGAAATATGCCAAAAAAAAGTGGTAGAAGAAAGAAGTCAGCTAGTAACACGGTTAGTTTAGATATTTAATTATACATATTTATGTAAGAATTATATAATAATTGCTTTTGTTTAGTTATACTTATTATATATAAATAATTGCGTTTAAAATACAATATATATATATATATATATGTTTATGCTCGAAACTTATAAAACCCTTGTTGAAACAGCATTTCAAAATGCCGAAAATAATATTTCAAAAATTACAGATGATATTATTAACATTGAAGGTATGTCTGGAATAAAAACAAGACATTTTTATAATAATTTACTAAACACAGAAAATGCAAGATATTTAGAAATAGGAACCTGGAAAGGTAGTTCTGTATGTTCTGCTATGTGTGGAAACAAAGCAAATGTAATTTGTATAGATAATTGGAGTGAATTCGGAGGTCCTAAATCTGATTTTTTAATTAATTTTGAAAAATTTAAAGGAGAAAATAACGCAACTTTTATTGAGAACGATTGTTATAAAGTAGATGTTTCTATATTACCAAAATTCAATATTTATATGTATGATGGAAGTCATACGAACGAAAGTCATTATAAGGCATTATTACATTATTATCCTTGTTTAGATGATTTATTTATTTTTATAGTGGATGATTGGAATTGGCAAGATGTTAGAGATGGAACAATGAATTCTATTAAAAAGTTGAACTTAAAAGTATTATACGAAAAAGAAATTAGATTAACTTGGGATAATTCACACACTCCTCAACCTAAAGCATCGCAAACTTGGTGGAACGGGATTTATGTTGCTATTTTACAAAAATAATTGACATTTTAAATGTCCAAAGGTGTAAAAATAAAATATTGTATTTAATTATAATATGCAGATTTTTGTTAAGACCCTTACTGGAAAGACCATCACTCTAGAGGTGGAACCTAATGATACTATTTCTAATGTTAAGCAGAAGATTCAAGATAAAGAAGGCATTCCCCCTGATCAACAGCGATTAATATTTGCAGGCAAACAATTAGAAGATGATAGAACATTAGCAGATTTTAACATACAGAAAGAGTCGACTTTGCATCTTGTACTTCGACTCAGAGGTGGTCTTTTTATTATATAAAATATACTGTGTTTTTTTACATAGAATAATGTACTAATTCTGACCACTTATTATTTGAATCAAATATATATTCCTTATAAGACTTTGTAATTGTATATTTATCAAAACC